TCGAAGTCGAAGTTGTAGAAAACAATCATTCGGGGGTGGGTTTTTAGCAGCGTCGTCACAGCCTCCAGACGCGAGCCATCGCTGTTCACAACTTTCCGCATTGCAAGGAACATCTCGGCGACGTCCCTTAAAGGCCGTTGTTCGAATGGGTTCCATCTCTTGTCCACCACCTGATTGAATAGTGCTTCATCATACTTGACCTGTATGTCAACACACTTCCGTACCGTGTGCTTCAAATACGGCATTTCCACCAAGATCTTGTTCCGTTGTCGTACAAGTCTCCCGACATTCACATACCTGTCAACTTTCGGGAATTTGGTGTAGGTGTTGTAGATTACGTGTTCGCGCTTAAACTCTGTGCGATGCTTATAAAACCCGTGCGCGATGAAGACAGGTATGTAATCGAGCCAAGTGTCTCCAGGTGTTGCGCTGAGGAGGATCCAATGATTTTGTCGAGCAATTCGGATAAATTTGTCAACCCATTCTCCGGATCCAACAAGGCGCTGTTCATCAAAGATGAAAAATGCATGTGCCACTTTGCTGTATTTCCCAATGTTGTTCCACGAATCAACAGTGAGTCTTCCGGCAACAGTTGCGCCCAGAACTCCGCCAACCCCGACGTTAGCAAACTCCCGTTCCCAGTCCAGAGAATCTCGTTTTTTTGCGGTTGTAATGACATAGACATCTGCGTCAGCCTCCACTTTCATGTAGTACGCTGCGGCTACGGCGGATTTGCCACTACCCACACCGCCCCAGAGAATGGATCCGTTTTGCAGGCGTGGTAGTACCTCTTCCTGGTGCGGATAGAGCTTCATCGATACCTCCCTTCAGGCAAAAACAGAATGCTAAGTATGGAATGGTGAGAGCCCCGTGGAGAACTCTCACCATTCCTGCGTTGAGGCTGGTCGTATGAATACGTATCTAGTTGAGAATGCTAGTCATAGGCCTCACCTCCTTCGTTGATACACCCAGACATTGTGATCGATGTCGTACTCGTACAACCGCCCCTTGAGCATAGACGATTTGGAAACGTCGGTAGCACAACTCATGCAGGCAACGAGTACTGTATCGGTCATCTTGTCAAAAGCAGGGCCTATGATGTGGTGCAAGCAAGTAAGTGCATCGGCCATAATCTCTCTCAATACTGAGTAACGGAGTCGACAACTTTGGTTGAGAACCAGACGATGTTGAAACCTCGCTCGAGGACGTGTAGGCTCCTGTGGCCCTTCTTCAGATCGCAGCGTCCGTAGTAGCTATGCCCTTCTTTGGGCTCCAGGACGGCCTTACAGCGGTTCCAAGGGAAGGTTGAGTAGTCCAACCCTGCTCGAACGTCCGGATCCCTCACATCGAACCTCGACCAGTCGTCCAACACCCCGTCCGCCCATTTCGTCGCTGCTATCTTCGGAGTCACTCCTTGCGGAACAAGATAAAAACCACTGATTCCACCGGACGTGATCTCCGACACGAGTTGATAATTGATTTCATCATTCGTCTCGTTCACGAAAGTCACCATTGGCGTACGTGTCATCGGGCTATGTGACGGAGTAATGGTGATCATTCCGTCTTTACACCCCAGCACCAATTTCATGAACTTTTGCAACTGTTCGAATACCCAGACTTCTCGTTCGCTTTCCTTAACACCACGAATGGAAATCCAAGGCATTCCATCTCGATGTGGAAATCGATCACTCATTAACCCTCCACGATCTCCCACGTCGAAGCGAAGTCTTCCTGCCGGAACGGATAGAATTCTCCGAATAAGCCCTCGATCACCCAATCGCCAACTCGTACGGCGGCCCAGGTGCCGCTACCCATTCGATCGAACACACGAGCCGAAGGATCGTCTTCCTCCTGCTTGAATCCGTCCGTGGCGAAAGCCTTCATCTCCTCGAGGTTCGTACCGGTCCACTGCATGGCAAACACGACGTCAGCGCCTTCGCCTCGTCGTACTCTGATCTTCATTCAATTCCTCCAGTCAAAATTTAAGAACACGTCGAGGAAGGGAAAAGCGGCCCAGGCTTCCCACCCAGGCCGCTCCCCTTCCTGTAGACCTCCCGGCTGCACTCAGTTCGTAAATGATAACTATACGCCGAATGCAATGCGTAATCTACAGAAACCTAGACGTGGATTCCTCTCGTGTTCGTCGAAACACTCGGTGAGGGTCTCACCGGTGGTGTCTTACGTGGAGTGGTGATTTTCCCAACCAAGAGCAAGATCAGAACAACGAGAATGATGATCCCCAGAATCTGGAGTCGCTTGTTCAGACTCACAGGTCGTTGTCCAGCACGTGGGCGACCGCGATCTTGAAGAAGGTCTTCTCCGTGTCGCTCAGGGCGTTCCACTCGTTGCGCAGCTGGGTACTGGTCATGTTGAAGTAGTTCCGGATCTCGACCAGATCTGCCTGACGACGCATTTCGATTCTCCTTTTCGGTTGATGTTTCCAGGGAGAGCACGACTGTGATAGCTCATGCTCAACCTGCACGCATCAGACGTTACTGTTGACGTATTCCCGGCCGGTAATCAGAACCGACAGGTCGTGTTGACCGACGAGAACGTGATCGATGTTGTCCGGGTAGGTGTGAAGCCATTCCAGACATTCATCGCGTGTGGCGTTCTTGATCACTTCGAGTGTGTCCTTGTTGAGGATCGCGTCGTAGTACATCAAATGACCGTATCGTCCGGGAACTCGACCTCGGTCTTGGCGATCTCCTCTTGCATGTCCGGCCGCGGGAGTAAGTTCTTCTTGAACTGCGTGGGGAACTCTTCGATGAGTTTTTTGGCGTAATGACCCGCGTACTTCGGATCGAGATCGTTCCTGAATCGACTCATCGTCGGGATCTCCACCGTGTCAACACCACCAGCCGGTATATCGAGATTGTCCGTCCAGTTCGGGTCGAGGAACGGATTGTCAGGACTCGCCGCGATCATCAACTTCAGGGCGTGACCGCGACCGACTTCCCAACCGTATGCCCGAGCCTGCCGATCGGACTGCTGAGTCGCTTCCTCCTCACTCGGCGCTAGGAACACCTCCGTCATCTCGTCCATCGGCGGAATGCTGTTCTTCTTCACGAGCCAGGCGTAGCTGTTCGGGTAGTATCGACGGGCTCGAGTGTCGTCCTCGTACACGGCGAGGAATGTGACACTGTCGCCGTCGTTCTGCACCCGAGTCACCATACACCAACGGTTCTTCTCGCGTAGCTCGTACCGTCGCTCCTCACTCATGTCCGAGGGTTCGATGTTCGCTCGTTGTCCCGGTACCGCGATCAGAACGACCATGCCGTTACGCAGGTCCTTGCCGTCGAAGATGAAATCCTCGGTTTGAGGATCCATCCGGTACCACTTCGATACGAATTGCTCTTCCACTGCTTCTCCCTTGAGTAGGGCAATAATTGAACCCCATGTTCTGGGGTGGAGAGTTAGGGATCACTCTCATTATACAGCTTGTTTTTCTCGCGAGGGCGTCATCCTCCCCAACCATTCAGGAGGGCGATCGTTGCCTCCACCGGCCCTACGGCCATGCAGAGCGACCACCACTCCTGAATGATTCCCCACCAGGACCACATCAGACCGAGACAGCCTGACTCTGGAAACTCTCTTCGAAGGCCTTGTGAGTGTAGACTTTGAAGCTCTGACCGGCCCTGACGACCCAGTCACCGGCGTACGCCATCGTCTGACGATCGGTCACCGGACGAACGACGGGCACCTTGATGAAGAGAACCTGACCGTCCTGAGCCGCTGCGTGCTTCTTGAACTTGGGCGCCGGTCCACGCTTGACTTCACCGCCGCACCAGCCCTCCACGTCGGAGATGTTCTCATCCGTGACACGAACCGCTTCGACGAAGAACGGCTTGCGAGCGTACTGACCCAATTCCACAGACTTACTCCTCTTCAATTTTCTCGAACGTTGCATCGAACACCGAGGCGTGCCACAGCACGACAGTTCCCGGATTCTCCCCTTTCGTGATCCAAGTCCCAACTGGAGCCGCGGAGTATTGCCACATCGCGATCTGCACCTCCAGCAGTCCCAAATCACCCGGCATCATACCAGGAATGGCATCAGCTCCGAACGTCTCCTTGAGCTCGGCGACGTTCGTACCATCGAACAGGATCGCATCGATGACGGCTCTACGACGATACTTACCCATCACACAACCTCCCCATCAATATCGTAGCGCTCACGAGCCGTACCCGCCGGCAGAGCGCGACCCTCGTCAACACGTCCGCTTCTCGATGGGAGTTGCTCGAGATCTTCATACTTGATCGCGAGCTCGTCTTCCTCCACGATCACGTACAGGGATTTCAGGTAGGCCTTTATCCCCGTCTTCCCGCTGACCTCCCACTTGTACGGTCGGATGATCAGATCCACACTTCGGATGTCGATCCAGTCGACGACCTCGATCTCATCTTCACCCAGTGTGGTGCGACCTCGACGGGTCACCAGAACGATCAGTGGCGGTCGGTTCTTGAATCCCACCGAGACCTGTAGATAGGGCTGATCCGGATCTCCCTCTTCACGGGAACGGAGAGCCTTGACGTTCCAACCGTCCCGATCCAGCTGCTCTGCAGTCTCCGCATCCAGCAGAATGCAGAAGTTCCGATCGCCTTCTCGATTGTACTTGCCCTCCCGGCCGGCGAAGTTCCGGAAGATGATTCGCGCATCCTCAATAGTGAGGTTGCCTTCATTAACTCGAGGCATCATTGACCTTTCTGCTTCTCTTAATTGCCATCACAACCAATTCGCAGTCAAGTACATCTGCGTATCTGATTGCGGCGGAGATCCTGGGCGTATTCTTGGCGAACTCGAGGGCTGCAAGATTGCCTTGACTTGTCCCGTATCTCTCACAGAACTCTCTCTGTGTGAGTCCTTGCTTCTGTCGTTCCAGACGTAGGTCCCACATAATCGCTCGCACAGCATCATCTATTTCGTCAGGTGTCATTAATCTCGATGTCCTTTGACGCAGCAGGGACAATCCCTTCTGTTCTCGATCGTCCTTACACTGCTCTTGCAGAATTTGTCGAAGCACGGCGCGCACAAACCGGAGTCGAAGTCGGGACGCTCGAACACCTTCGTACCGTCGAAAGGCATCGGAATACGCCCCTCAACCTTAGCCGGCCGCATGCAGGGATATGCGTCGCTGCCGGTAACTCGTTTCTCCGGGGGGAGCCAACCGATGGACAAGTTGGTGAGATCCGGCCGGAGTTCTTTAACGATCTGCGTGTCGAAGACGTCTGCCGACACGAAGCCGTTTTTCTGTACGACTGCGTCGCCAATGACGATACGCTTGCCATCTCTATAAACCACAAGAGGGATTACCTTGATCTCATCCATCGGTTGACTTCCTCCTTACGTGTTGAGTTCGTACTTCTCCTCGAAGGATTTCCCGGCCATGATTTGGTAATCACCAGGTCGAGTTCTGATGACATACCATCCTTCGAATGCGCGCTGTGTTCCGGTGAGAGTACGGACGTCCAGAGCCGTCACAAACTCTGTGATAATTGCAGTACCACCGCACCAGTTCGCAATCCACTTGATGTTGTCCCTGGTGATCTGAATAGCAGCGATGGTAACGGGGACTTGCAGACGATAGGTCTGAAGCTTGATCCCCATAATAATCTCCTAGTTGTCCTTGACGCAGAGGTTGTCGAACTTGAGGTAGGCGTCCAGATACGTTTCGTTCTCGTCGCCGTTGTGCGTCACTTCGTAGTACTTACCGTCCGGCAACGTCGTGCTGATCAGAGCCTTCCAGTTCTTCAGAGTCTTGCTGAACCAGACCACGTACACATCGAATTCCGGAACCTCGGGATCGCTCTTGTCGAGGTGGCTCTCCACGTAGGATCGGACAATCGCCTTGGCTCGACCCTGGAAGCCCTCTGCCTGAGCGATGGCCGCCTTCATCTCGTTCGTCATTTCGTCTCCTTAGTCCACCCACGGTGGGTCGTCGTCGTTACAAGGTGGGTCGCTGTACTCGCGTGCCTCCCCGGTGAGTCGTGTGAATTCACCGAAGTAATCGATGTCGGCACGAGCTTGATCTGCGAGAGCCTCGAAATATGTCATGTCAACGAGACTCATATCCAAGTCTCCACACATCTCCGCTTCGAGCCACAGATGACCCTTCGTACCGCTGACGGCGTATTGTTTGTCGTCTTTAACTCGGTAGAGAATTGCACCGCCAGCAGCTGGTAAAACGGGAACAAACAGACCGGTTCGTCCAACGTGTTGCATCTTCCCCGAAGCGGTTGCCATCGGACGATCGTGTTCGAAATCAAGGTACATTGTGCCCTGTGTCACCGACTTGGGTTCACACAGATCGTCGAATGTGATCGGTTCACCACTGAACAGCGTCTTGAACACGTAAGGATGTTGGAACTGTGCGCCTACCGTGGTCCAGTGATGTCCTGTTTCGTCAGTTTGACGGGCAACGTAAACAGCGTCGTTCGCCAGACAGAGAGCATCGTACGTAGCCTCGTGCTCAAATGTATAACCGTACTTCTCCCCAAACGCAACGACCTCTGCGATGATCTCAGGAGTAGCGTCCGGGATCTTAATAGAGTCCGTCTTGATGTGCGCAACCGTAAACCCCCTCTCCTGCACGAACTTCTTCAGATCGATCATGAAGAGAGCACCCCGTTTGGCTACGATGTTGTCTTTGTTTCGAGGGTCTCGGAAGGGGTTGTCGAACTTGGCACTGGTGAGTCCGTAGACGATATTGATAACGATCTTAAGAGCGTCGGCCAATCCACCAGCACCAGTAGGATCATCCAAATACTTACCGAGTCGACCTTGCAAGAGGCCTTTGGCCCGCTCGTAATCTTTAGCCTTAATTGCCAGGCGTGCTTCGAGGAGCTCGGCAAAGTTCCTGGTGTACTCACCAAACGCATTGAGACGGATGATACTTGTCGGATGCATCGAGGCCACATCCAGAAGAGCCACATTCTCATACATACCTGGCTCGGCATAGACGTAACCGCCTTCACCAACGGTCTCGCCGAGATATGTACTACTACCTTTCTCGTAGACATAACCAGGGAACTCCTTGCTCAGGTCAGTATATACGAAACTCTTCTGCGGATTGCGATCATCTCCGAAGACAATTTTCGCAGTGTGCTTCTGAGTTGTGTCGTTGACTGTAAGGCCACTCAGTTCCGCAAGAATCTGTCGAGCGACGAAGTCTTGCTTGCGCGAGTTGAACGTCACTTCGGTGCCGTTGACGTCGTTGGTGCAGTACTCTACGACTCTTGGAATATCTTCCTTCTTAACCGGTTTATCCCAGGGGAGATCCAACTCCATGTGATGGATTTTCAAGAGAATCATGAATTTCTTCAGACTCATCTTGACGGAGCTGAAATCGTAAATATCGGTCCATGAAAGGTTGTAAGCTTCCCCGAACATCGCACCGACATTACCATCGATGATCTTCTGAGACAACCGATACAACTGATCGTTGTCATACCCGAGGAATCGAGCCCACAGGATATGGTTGTCATATCGGCGATTGTTGAACCCAACGAGCTTGAATTTGAAGAGTCCTTCGATTTCCGTACCCGTGGGATTGATCATGGCAGTGACGTTCGGCGAGCCGGCATACTTCCAACACACTACGAACAAATTCGGATACACTTCGACATCGAAGAAGACGATACGCTCTTCCTGGATCTCGACATGTTCCGGTTTTGCAAGTTCTTCCGACTTGAACCGCATCTTCTGAACGACTTTGAGACACGGCAACGGTTGGTTCGTACTGTTGTTAGCGAAAGCGACGATCTTCGATTTCAGATCAGAAACATCGAATACCATGCCGGCGTCGTAAGCCTCGTCGAGAATATGCTTGATGAAATCGATCGAAGGTTTCGTTCCGGGATGGATGTCCTTGTTGAGGTTTCTTTTGATCAGGTCTCGAAGAGCCCTCTCGCTTTTGATTGTACCGACATCGAGCATCTTCTTCTCCTTGAACGGAAGCCCACTGCTTAACGTCGCAATCGGCACATTATTGCACTTTGACAGTCTTCTCCGCAAGGAGGCATTCCCTGTGAATACTTTGACTTCAATCCCGTCGCTATATACCGGCGCGAGTTTGTCAGTAGGTCCATCGAAGAAGTAATGCAGATGGACTCCGGATCCACTTCGACTGAGTTCTCCGTACGTAGGAGGCCAACTAGAAGCTGCCTCGAGGTTTCGTTCAAGAGACTTTCTTCCATCGTCATCCTTAAGATCGAAGTCGATCACAATATGGTGTTCTGGTACCTTGACGTAATGCGTTTGTGCAGTATCGACCATCGAGAGCGTAGTCTTGACCGTAGACCACCTCTCGAGTGGTGTCTCATCGTCTTTCGCTCCCTGGGCAGGTTGATCCGCGAACTCCAGATCAAATATGGATGTGGTCTCATCCATGACAAGAGAGAAAGCGGGGTTATCCTTCGAGACTAGAGACTTGAACGGCTGGGCTGTGAAACCGCTGTAATAACTACGTACAGACTGACCGTCGATAATGATTCGGTCGTGAAACTCGCTGAAGTAATTTCGCAATTCTTCACGAACCTTATATTGCGGGAGCGAGAATTCCAACCCAGTGTCCTGAACATACACCTTATAAAGCGCGTAAGCTTGTTTGAGCGTGCACCCATCTTGCTGCTTAAATATGTCAAAGTGCGCCTCCACAAAGTTGAAGAACACATCCGTTTGAAGCATCATCTCCAGCGGGCGATAGGCGTTGTAATAGTTCTTTCCCATCTCGCGATACACAGTCAAGCAGTGATGAGCGATCGCTCCAAGTTCGAAATCGATCTGCGACATCAAAGCGAAGTAATGACTAGGTGCCAGACGATTTCCTGTCGGATGCACGTCTATTAATCGACGAATGATTCCCGATTTCGCATCCGAGATCTTCACTGGCTTGTTGGTTCCCATGAACAAGAAAGCCATAATTCGAGCTGTGTAACTAGGCTTGTATTTTTCATTCATGGTCATCTCTTCGTGAGAGATGATGGAATTAAGTTTCGTATTGTCGTCGATCTTACTGAGATCACCATCGTGTTGAATGGCCACGAGTGGATTATTTCTGAATATCTCGGTCGCGAATGAGTTGTTGTTCCCAACTAATGCTTTTGCTTCGAACGATGCCGTATATCCCTCGAAGAGTTTTGCAATTATATTGAGAATGGTGGACTTTCCGGTACCACCAGGACCGTAGAGCACAAGAAATTTCTGTAGCTTCTTGGAATCTCCCGAAATAACAGCGCCAATTGCCCATTCAATCTTGGCGCGTTCTTCCTCGGAATATAGCTCACTAACGAGTTCATCCCAAGCACTAATATCTCCAGGAGCCAGTGCGTATGGAAGTCGTCGAGAGACGTAATCATTCTTCTTAACTTCAGTATTTGCAAACGTCAACGATTCGTCTAGTTGATGACTATTGTCACTGACGTTTTGGAGAAACTTCCGGAACTGTGCCCATGCGTTGCTGGTGAACGAACGGAGGTATTTTACGGTGCATTTGATACCGAGGGCTTCCTGTTTATCCGCATGCTCTCGAAGAGCCCGATCCACAAGACGTTGAACGTCGTATTCGTCTGTGGACCACAAGTTACGTTCTTCATCCCAAATGGCGTAAAATGACCGACCACGAACCATTAAGTCTTTAGAACGTCCGACGAAGAAATCCGGGTAGATCTCAATCCCGCTCTTCGTCTCCTTGGTGCAGATGTCAAAGAAATCCATTCAACCTCCCTTCGCTCTAAGTCCTCTCAAGGACATAGGCACTTAGCTGGTACCAGATCTCGACTTTCCTCTGGTCATCATGTGGTTCCGAGAGAGGAAATAGACCGCCATAACCGTTGTAATCATACGTTCGAAAGATTAAACGGTCTAGAATCTCCTCGACAAGTTCTGTCGGGATTTTAAAGCGATCGTTGTAACAATCCAACTCCAGATTGCGCATAAGAACCCAGAACCAGTCTCGGGGTTGACCCTCAGCTTCAAAGGCCAACCTCCGAGAAAGTCCTATCATCAACTCAAGAACTGAACAACCCATCTCCATCCAGTTGGGATCCACATTCGTGAGCCCTTGTTGGTCGGCGAATTCGAATCTGAGATCCCTTCCATCTTCTACACGGTTATCGTCATTAGGGACAATCCAGACAAACTCTTTCGTGTAGAGTTGTCTTAGAATATCCCAATAGGTATTCGTTGGATTCGTGACTTCGATGTCGGCGACTTGACTGTAGAGCCACTGGAAATGCAACTCGTCAAGTGGTTGGCTCACTCATCCGCGTCCCAACCGTTCCGACGACCACGTCGCTTCTCCGAATGCTCGACGAAGCCGGCGACGTCTCGACCGTAGGAACCTTCGTTGCGAAGAACCTCGAAATCCATGCACATCTTCTCGTTTCGGATGTAAACCGTGTTCTTGTCGCCGTTGGTGAACATACCGAACTTGTCCATGTTTCCTTCTCCGACCACACCATCGACATCAGGAATCGGCATCTCTCGCTCGTCAACGAGAACACCATCCTCCTCGAAGAAGGTCAACGTGCTTTGTCTGAAGCCGACTTCTTCGTGCATGAACATGTCGACGGGAATCAGATATGGTCGATCGCGACCTTGACGGAGATTACGCACGTATTCTTCGTAAGTAGGCCAATCGTCCGGAAGCTTCTGAAAGAGATGCCGCTCCTCCAACGCATTTTCCGGACGAAGATCGAGGAGTGTCTCAACTTCCTCGACCGCTGTTTCCTCATCCGTCGTAAGTTCTTCCGTCCTTGTGTAGTCCACGATCGGAATTCGCTTCAGTCCGTCAAGAACGCGTATCAAAGTCGGTTCGGAGACTTCACCGTCCTGATACAGTGCCAAAGCACCTGCCGCTTGTTCAGCCGTGACCTCGCCTGCAGGAACCTCTCGCTCAACATCCTCAGTCCTGTCCGCCAACTTCGCGTACGGACCTACCTTGTAGAGCATTTGGTATGTGGTCTTCGTTGCTGCGATCTGCTCGGTTAGTTCCCGTTCGAAGCCCGCTTCGAGTCGTCTCTTCGCGATCTGGTAACCCGCGACAAGACCCGTCGCCATCGAAGCTACGGAAGTGCTTGCGAGGACCGCGATGATTCGCCTGTCCATAATTTCTCACTCCTTGATCTTGTCGAAGATGGTGCCCTCGTCGATGTTGAAGTCGATCAGGATCGCGCCTTCCCAGCCGTTTACGAAGGCTCGCGCCCGCTCGTTACTGCCGTCGAAAATCCCGAAGTCGATGTAGTTCTTGTTGCCCTTGCCGAGGATCCAACCCAATACCGCACCCGCCCTGGACCGTTCCATTCCGAGAGCGTCATACACCTCGTTCAGGAACACGTGACCACGCGACTGCAACAGATTGTTGAGGTAATTCTGCTTCGCCTGCAGGAAGAAGCGATTGTACTCCCAGGTCCGCTGCCAGTCGGCGCACGTCTCATCGAAGAACCTCGCGTGAACAGACGCGTCCTTGGCCACCTTGACTGCCTTGACGACCACACCTTCGGGAGTGTCCTCGGCGAACTCACGAAGCTCATAGCCGTAGCGGTATTCGTCGTCCTTGTCCTTGCCGTACTCTGCGATAACTCGGTCGCGGTAGTCGCGGAAGCCCTTGTCCAGAGCCGCGTATGCCGCCGTCAGAGCCACGTTCCGCCGAGTGAGGATGATGTGCGACCCAGTCAGTGAACAGATCGACAGAAGACCAACGGCCACACTCGGCAAATACAGCTTCATGATCTTTCCGGACGTCCTGGCCAACAGAACCATCTTGTCGTGCTTCTGGTCCTTCTCGGAGTAACCCTCGATGTTCTCGGCCAGGTTGATCTTCTCCAGAATCTCCTGGTGTTCCTCGAGCACCTCGTCGAGCTTGAGAGTTGCACGGCTCGCCAGAACGGCCGCGGTCACGACGCCGACGACGCCAACCCCGAACAACAGCGTGGGTGATGCACCCTGCACTTTGAGGATCTGCCTGCCCGCACGGGAGGTGATCGCATTTCGAATAGTGGCGAGTTTCATGTTCTCTCCTAGATCTTGTTCTGCCGACGCAAACGTAGATACGTCACGTAGACTTGAGCGTCGGACATTTTGTCAACTTTCGCGTACCACTTGGGATAGGGATATGCCTGTTTGATTTGCTCTCGAATAGGCATGTTAGATCCTTACTTGAGTGGCTCCGTCCTTGGCAGATCGAGAAGGTATCCATTCGTGACGCGAACAACGCCGGCGCCGCGAATATCCCTCCAACCGTGATTCTGATCAGTGAAGTGCGATGTTTCTCCGATGAGATCGTAGAGATCAGCGACCGTAGCCTGTTCATACTTCGAAACCAGCTCGAACAGACCCTCGATTACTTCTTCCGCTTCTGCCCTTGTCGACAGAACAACCTCATCGAAGTTGTGTACTGCTCTTGCGCGCTGGCTCAACTGGCTTCGAGGATCTTCGCGACGACCTCGATCACCAGCCTGAGAGAAGCGATTGTAATTCACGAATCCGGATGCTATGCCAGGACGATTTCCGGTACGACGACTTGACGATCGAGCCTCGCCAAATATCATTCGCTCCACGCCTTGGCTCACGACATCCGCAATCGTATCTTTCAATGATGGAACTATGACATCCATCACAACGTATTGTGCTACAGATTTTGCATCTCCACCGACGAACGTCTCCATGAAGCGCTTTCCGAGCGGCTTCTTCCGCCGAGTAACCTTACCAACGACGACCTTTTTGACTTCTTTGCCATCGTTTGGCGCGTTTTCCTCAGAATCGGTCTTCGGGAGCTTGTTCGTTGGATCGGAAATTGGGTTAGTCAAAATATCCTCGATCCTGAGACAAAAACTAAAAGACCGTGTTTCTTAGGTCAGTTAGTTTTGAGGTTTACGGCAGTGGTTACTTGTCGGTGACGTTGGTCTTCCACCATTTGACAGCCGAGTCAATCGCGTTGTCGGTGTACTGGCCGGCAGCCTTGGCAACGATCGATCCGATAACGTACGTCGTAACGGGCATGGTGATGTTATCCACCAGCCCTTCACGGGTTGTGTTATTCATGACGATCTTACCAACGATGCTTCCAGAACCGATTCCGACGACGATCTTGACTGCCTGCTTGGCGAGTTCGATCTTGGTCATTTCAGTCCTTCTTTCGTAGGGGTCTCATTATATGCGGTGTTTTTCTTGCGATGCGTGGGCACATTCTCTTCTGGGTTGGAGAACAGAAGACTACGGCTGTCGTTTAAAGTAAGCGGCCGGAATAAGGGCTTGAATAGACCCCTCAGCGCAAGCCCTTTGCTTACTCCCTTGTTCGCATCGTGTTACTTGTGTAGGTGTTTGAGTAACAGATAGGCCAACCAGAGGCCTCCTGTCAACCCGGTGAGAAACAGATCTACCAGGAAGTGACCGAACCCGTAACGGTTGGTCTTAGGAGTCTCCTGACGAGCGGGCGAAACCGGCCTGAAGGATCGTCAGAGGGATGTTCTTCCCCTTGAGTGGTCGCATCAACGCCGTCCACTCCTCGTTCGACATCGCGACAAGTTCTGCGATCGTGTAGTCCTCAGGCGCCTTCTTCTGCTCTTCGTCCGCACCATCGCCGACGCCCAGGACCACCACATCCGTGCTGGCCGCGATCGCTCCACGCATGTCTTCAGGAACGATGCCAGTGATGAACTCGGTTGCCGCTCCGGAGTTCGTGACCAACTCCATGAACAGAACCGAATACGCGTCGGACTGCATGAAGTTGTTCCGGATCGTGTCGGTCTTCTCGAAACGCTTACCGTCTACGGAACGCTCACCGACGGCCATCGAGATGATCTTCTTGAACTCAGCCATGATGGTGGCGCCGTCACCCGCCGCGATGATGTTTCGCAGGTAGGTGGCGAAGTCGTTGTGACCGAGGGCGAATTCCGCCAACTCGGCCTTGGAGAGGTGGAAGTAGAACGTCTCGACATACTTCTGTCCGTCGAATCCGTCGTACTGGATTTCCTTCTTCAGCATCAGACGGCGTCCTTACCAGTCTCGATCTTGCGGGAGCGGACGGACTTGACGACGGTCTCGATGACCGGGCCGGTGCCGTCGTTGACCTCCAGCGTCTCGTCGGTCTCCTCGGCCGGCTGCCGATTGACGACCGCCAAAGCCACGCCGGTGAGCAACACGCCGAGGCCAGCGGTGACGAGGTTCTTCTTGGTGAGCAGTTCCAGAATCTTCTTCATGATTGCGATACCTTCCTGATTAGATGTTGAACCGGTCGAAGTTGTGGATCGGCATTACATGGAAATCGATGACGATACAGGGTTTACCGCTCTCGGTGATGGTCGCCGAGAAATTGAGCTCAACCTGTTTGTCACTATTCCATCCGACGTTGTCGGAGATGGCCGTTGACGGGAGGCCTACCCGCTCATAGAAGTCCGACAATGACGCATAGCTGTCATGAAGGATTCTGTAGTTAATTGTGTTCTGTGCCTGCTTGATCGTCTCGAGATCGCTCAAGAAGTAACGACCAGTATACGAGTCGAAACACAGAACACTGCCACCGCCTGCGATGATCACTTGAGCAGAGTCGGGAGGATTACGATCGACTCGGTCCTGGGCGATCTCATCTCTGAAACTCTGTTCTTTTGTGTTACCCAGCTTCTCCACGATCTTTCCACGATATTCAGCGAAGGCCTTCTCTGTGATCGTGTACGCAGCTGCTACGGCTGCAGCGCGTCGAGACCCGATCCGATCCGCAAATATGATCGCGACAATTGTGAGAAGACCGGTTCCTGCAGCTGGAATATAGAGTTTCCAGACGAGTTCGAAAGTCTCCTTGTCAGAAATGGGTTGTTCTCTGTGCATCGCCTCCTCTTCGAGAAGATATACCGCCTTGATAGTCGCCTTGCCCGTCAAGATCGCGGTTGTGACGACACCTGTGACACCGATTGCTGTCAGAATAACCGGTGAGTTGTTGGTGACCAACCTACTTGCTCGTTTGGCCAAATCTGCGAATGTCGCCATGGAACCCCTTCGCGATCGCGAATAACTGTCGATCAACCTCGTTCATTCGAGCAGCCTCGCGTTTACTTTCGCGTCTACTCTGAATACGGTTGATCAGGCGAATAAGATCGTCATACGCGCCTCTGATGACACACCCGGCGACAACGATCAGAAACATCGCGCCCACGATGATGAATACGAACTCGAGAGTGGATAGGGCGAGTTGTTCAGAACAGACTGTACCGGGCATGATGATCTCCTTTGTTAGGCCCGAGTCATTGATGGAATATCTTGATACGGCGCCAGCTCTCTCACGAGCTTGGTAAAGAAACCGTCGTCGAAGTTGACGCGATTCCTCTGACGCTGGTCTTCGATCCGGTAGGCACGTCGCTCGATCAGGTAGACGTTCCACGCGATGTAGAATTTCTTCCAGAGTCTCACTAGATTCCTTCCGTTGAAGCGAAAAACCTAGGCCGTGTTAGGGCTTCGGTTTTTGGTCCGTTCAGGATTCGGTGGAGTTCGACTTCTTGATTCGCTCGACGACGATGCCGCACACGACGCCCGCTCCGACGGCGATCGCGAGGGGCATGAATGCCTTGGCGACGGCCAGCTTGGAGGGCTTGGTGGTGGTCTCGTTGTCGGGGGTCTCGGTGGTCTTCACTGGGTCTCCTTCTGTTGGGGTCTCATTATAGTCCCTGTAATTCCTGCGACCTTTCAACAGAATTTCCCCCGCGGTATTTTTTGGAAAACGAAAACCTAAGCCCTTGTGGGGACGTAGGTCTTTGACTCATCGATCGGGGACACATCGGACGATGATCTCCAGCGTAGCCTTCCAAGCCAGCGTAGCTCCGACGCCAACCGCGACTACAACAACTACATCTCGCACGAATTCCTTGACGATTTTAAGCGTTTCGGGATCCAGTGCGGATGTGGTGGTTGAGGTCGCGTCGTCGTCTTTCTTAACTGACTTGACAAGCTTCACTTGGAGTTCACGTTTTCCAAACATGGCTTCTCCTTCGTTAGGGGTCTCATTATACACGATGTTTTCCCCGCGAAAGGCAAAAATATAAATCCTCGCAAAACACAAAAGGCGTGCAAGCTTTGTGGGCCTACACGCCTTTAGCGTCGTCCTTCTGTTGGTACGGATGTTACTTCAGCTTGGCGAGGAATCCGAATGCTTTCGTGGTAATGATGTGTGCTCGTTCATGTCCGATGATGATCAGGATTCCGGTGAGATTTGCCGCGATGAGCGCCAACGTATCTGCGCTAGGCCGCTTGGAAGGTGTGGTTTCCTTCTTCAGCTTGTAGAGCTTGACGAGTTGGTCGGTCATCTTGGAATATTCTTCGGAATCTGGATCATAGTGGGACATGGTTTCGAGCAGGCCATCAATCACCGCGTCAAGCGGGTCGGGGTCCTTCTGCGGTCTGGTGAACATGCGTTCTCCTTCATAGGGGTCTCATTATACGCCTTGTTTTAGGCGCGAGGTCCCTATGCGACAGGAGGATCGTTCTTAACCGCGAATACCACGTTCTTCTTTCCTTCGAGGTCTTCAGGATCAGTGTCCAGCTTGAACGTGAGTGTTTTCTGCCCTTCAGTTCCGACACCCGTAGTGAGCGATCCGTCACCTTCGTACGAAGTCGAGCTGATATGCAGAACAACACCCAGGAATGTGTCAAGAGCCGTTATCGAACCTACGACTTCACTTCCGGCTGGAAGATGCCACATTTGCGCAAGAGCGAAATATAGCGTGCCTGCTGCTGGAAGCCAGATCATCGCAAATCGCTTCAGAACGTCATACGCCTTGTTGTCGAGCTTCACTTCCACTGTCCTTTCGATTACGCCAGTTCAAATTCCAGACCATTATTGCCAATGCTATGGTTGAGGCCGCAATGAGCGTCAACACAACAACAGAGATCCAGAAAATGAGCAAAATATTGGTGGGCTTCCAGAATTGAAATAGCAATGTCAGATCCATTGCCATTGCGAAGGCCAAAGACTGAAACATGAACAATCGCCCGAGCAGTCGCTTCCGCCACCCCGTAAAGAAATATAGAACTGGTACAGCAGTTGAACCAAGAGCTGCGATGACAATAACGACTAACATCCACTCTTGTAACACGGCGATGTCATGAGTCATCTAGACGTCCCTCCCGTGTCTGATGATATTTTCCAATTGCTCTCCAAAGTGATTCTCTTCGCGAAGCTCTCTTAAAGCATTGACGATTGAGTTCACTTCTGATTCACGACCTTGGGCAGTCATAAGATGTTGTTGCGCATCTGCAAGAGCCCTCGACGCTTTCTCGTTCTCGGTTGCGCTTTTGCTTCTACGGTTGAAGATTCCCACAAGTCACCTCCTGCCCTGTTTAACCGCTCTGTCGTGTTGAAGAGGGCAACGAGGACACTATGCGAGGTCTTGGCAAGTTCGAGAAGCTCGGCTGTTTGTTTATCTGAAATTGCCCGAGCTTTCCGTTCTGCCTCGTATGCAAGTCGATATGTTTCCGATTCTTTCTCTTTTGCTCGATAAACATATCTTGGAACTAGCACGCCAAAGAGGATCATGAGGAAGGTAATTCCAAGAAGCACAGGCGCAGATAGCTTATCGATTGGAATACCATTCCACATGACTTATGTCGTCTCCTTCCAAACTCCACCTGTTCGAGCCCAGGGACGCGCAACCTTCCAAACTCCACCAGTTCTCACGTATGGAATAGCGAACTTCCAAACGGCCCCGACTTTGACATAAGCCGCAGCAAGTGTCACGATCGAAGTTGTAACCGACCACGCACTGTTACCAACTGCGTTTCTAGCCCTCACCCAGAAATAGTATCTTGTTCCGGGTGTAAGACCAGTAATTGCTTTCGGCGAGGAAGATGCGACAACTGTCGTTGGAGTCATCGGATCTGTTCCGTAGCCAACGTCATATCCGGTGATTGGTGAACCACCGTTTGGCGGAGCAGTCCACGCCACAGTTACCGAGGTTTGGGTAATATCAGTGACCGTGGGCGCGGACGGTGGCGTTGGCGTACGAAGAGTCGTTGTTGACGCTACCGGACTCCATGGACTGTATCCCGCTGCGTTGTGAGTTCGAGCCCAGACGTAATACGTAGTCCCCGGAGACAATCCCGTGATACTAGTCGACCCGTCGGAGGATATGATCGTCGCTCCGGTAATCGAACTTGTCGTGTGATACGCCAACTGTCGCGAATCAATCGTAGCTCCACCACTACCGTCAGTAAATGTGGCAAATAGTGAAGTTGACGTAACACTGGACAAAACGGGCTTTGTGGGTGCTGGAGATGCCCGGGGGAAAGTTGGCAGTGTGACAGTCTGAGATATCGTTGAAGTGAAATTACTCGGCGTATCCCAGAAAGCACTACCGACGAAACGAATATTACCTGCGCCAGTTGATGGGTTGTGATCAATTCTCGTGGTTCCGGATTTAAACGGATGATCTCGATTAGGTCCTGAACCAGAGATTGGCCACCCTGAATTGTAAGTACCTGTCGTTACAGTGAGGCTAGCGGTCGCACCCGAAACCGTTGTCGACATGTTTACAATTGCATCGTGGATGTTGAAGTAATATGTTCCCCAATGAACACCAACAGTCCATGATACAAGTGTATAGTTTCCTGCCGTATTCGTCGATATGTTGTAATCAACGTAGAGATATGAACCGTTATTACTCGAACCGGTAAGTCGAGTAGTCATAGTTCACCGCCCTACGGTAGGATCTTGAAGTAAATATCGCCATCGGTTCCACCGGTAGGGTCAGCGGTTCCGGACGATATCCCTGCTGCTGTGCGATAAGCGGCCTTACTCCCAGGAATTAGAGCCTTGAGTTGAGCGATGAAGTCACGAGTTCGGTTGATCTCAAGGTAACCGTTGTGAGTCTTTCCTCCATCGCCCGAGTCTGGGACCAGTGGATAACCGGCCGCTGCCGCATCATCACCGACTGCCATTGCTAACCTCCCTCGTTATGTCCAATCGCGCCAGTCCAGATCGGGATCAAGATCGACCCAAACCTGATCGGTTGGTAGTGCTGCCCACGTTCCAGGCGTGATAAAGCTGTAGAGCGTAAGTGTTGGGTAAGCACGTTCGCCCTGATTGTCCGAGACGTAGATCTGCTCGGTTACCTGCATCTGATCGGTTGCTCCGGTGGTGCTTCGAACCTCGATCAAATCTCCGAGATAGTAATCTCTTCCCTCTCTGAATTGACTCTGTTGGCTGAGTTCTCCATCGAAAGCCGATACCCGCCGCGCTTTGGCAAGCTCTTGCAGCCCCCGTTGGATCATTTTCGCTGAAGCAACGCCCGAATCAACGTCCGTAATATCATCAGCCTTGACCAAGAGAACACTACGCTCGAAACCCGCAACAGATGGATCCACGTCTAGTGGATAGACGACTTCGAATCCGACTGGTGAGAGCACATACGCTACGTTCTTGAACAAAGCAATCGATGTCAATTCAGACGTATTTACCAGATTGTCAAGTCCAGGAGAGAACACCACCGCTGGAAGATCAGTTTGATCGGTTGTTCTGTCACTACCCATGTAAATATCGAAATAGATCTGCGATGCATCACCATTTCGAAGGATTCTGAAGCCCATGTTGAACTGGGTGCAGATAGTTACAAGAGCCGCGTAAACCGTTTGTGGCTCGATCTCGTACGTAATGCTATCCACTGGTTCCGGGATTGTGTCAACCGGCATAATGCTTCCCTCGACAATGAACGGGATGATGTCACCCGTATCGAGAGTACCTGTAACACAAATATCGTGGAAAATCTGCCTGGCAATATCTCCGGGTGTGCCAGTGAGTATCCACTTCGGTTCGGTTGTAAGATCTGTCAGAGCTCCTCGAGCTAGGCGATCATCCAGCATCTTCTCGAGTGAACGACCTGTGATTTTCAGGCTTGCCAATCCCTGATCGTCCGTAGAATCCTCGACAGTCTCTACGACCATGATTCGATCGGATTCACTCATGGCTAGACGCGTGCCGATTGCGAAGCGACTCTTATCTCGTGTCGAGGTGCTCAAGACGAGTTCGAAATCGCCCACTGCTCGCATTCGATCTGTCCAAATCAGAGATACGAACACGTCCACAACATCGATACGACGTAGAAGGCTGTCAAGGATATACACCTCCATTACAGACCTCCGTACCTCGTAGTGTATGTGATGGTGTACGGAATCGCAGCACCTTCAGCAAAGACACGAAGGTAATTGTCGCCTTGTGAGAGTTGAATCCAATTCGGAGTGGTAACGCCGTAAAGCAGGGAAATATCGGACGTTCCCCGATGAAGCATTGCACCCTTCGACCCTCGGATGGTGGTCAAAGTCAGAACATCGTCAGCTACGAGAGCAGCGGCGAAATCCAGTTGTTTGACCGACCCATCCGGAGCCGTGTGGTAGATCGTGAAGTCCGAAAGAGATCGGTCTACACTCAGAACCAATTGGATCCCAGTTTCCGTAGTTCCGTCGTACGTATAAAGCGTTGCCGTGCTGTCCGAGACTGTGAATCCATCAGTCTCAGTCGCTTCCAACGCGATGAAATCGGGATCGAAACAGATAATCGACAACACAGCCTCGGGTTCAGAAACGAAGAGGGGAGCCTCGAAAGACTCCACCATCCCCGAAGCGTTGACGATGAGACCGCCATCGTCGTAAAATCTGAGTTCTACTGGAGCCTTCGGCATTAGGAATTGGTACATGCTAGCCCGAAGCATGGCAACGGACGTTGTGATGTAGTCGGGTTCCAATGCCAATCGCATCGTGATATTGCGTGGATCACGACGAGCCGAGCTGAACTGGGCCCCATCAACTTGCGCGACAGTTTGAGAAACAAGTGTCGCCTTGACAGGGTCCAGTCCGCCCACATCTTCCACGATGATGCCGCTTGAAGCGTCGTCGAACTGAAGGGTCATCAGGTTGCCTTGCGGATTACGGATTTCGATCTTGGTAAGCATTAGACAACCACGACTCCCTTCTGCGTTGTCGGAAGCTGACTCTTAGTTGCGGACAACTGGTTTCTCGTCTGCCTGTACAACTCAGCACTGGATAGAGCCTTCGGCGAGTTGTTGTATTGGTTGAATATGGTGTTGGCATTGCCGGTAACGGTTGTTCCGGCGTTAACGCTATCGACGTTGTCTTGGAATCCAGTACCAGCATTACGAGCACTTACAACTGAGGTACCCATGCTGATCTTTCCTCCAGTCAACATGTTGTTAAGTTGACCGGCGTCTTTCTTCACTCCACTCAAATCGAGAACCGGAGTGATCGTCGGGTTGAGTGTCATGGAATCTGGAAGAACATCCGGAATAGTCTTGAGAGTCTTACTGATGGCGTCTACAGTGCCCGATGCCATATCCACACCCGCAGCAACAGCCACAGGAGCGAATTTGGTTATACCTGTAGAAAGACCCAGAACTGACCATCTTCCAATCTCGATGAACTTCTTGGATGGTGAGCCAATACCCAACCAATCCAGTGCGGCTTGCCACATACCCTTAACTAATTTAACCGCAGCATCCCAAGCTTTGTGAGCCAGTTCACCAGTAGCACTTACAAGACCATCGATGATGCCGGAAACCAGATTCCAGGCCGCATCGGCCATCGCTTTACCGTTGTTCTTAACTGTGTCACCAATGCCCGAGATCAATTTAAGAACCAACGTAACGCCAGCCTGCAGTAATCTCGGCAAACTCTTGGTGATACCTTCGATCAACTTAACGACGATATCGACAGCCTTGTCAACCACCTGACCGATATGATTTTGAATACCAGTCAGTAGAGCAAGAAGCATCTTGAAGCCTGCTTCGACTATCTTCGGTGTTTCTTTAACTAGCAATTGCAAGAAACCCTCAAGCAACACTTCGAGCGTCTGGATAATTTTCGGAGTGAGCTTGATAATTGCGTCCATTAATGATGTTAGAACTGTGGTGATCGCAGCAGTAAACGCTGGCCCAGCCGTAGCGATAACCTTTGCGAATGCCACAAGACCGAGTGCAAGCTGCGTCAGAATATAAGGGATCAAACCGATCAAAGCACTTGCCATAGCGACAATGGCAGCTGTACCTGCAGCACCTGCGATACTTAGTGCCGTTAGTGCAGCTGAGAAGGCGAGAATACCCACGCCTGCTGCCAAGATGCCTACACCGACAAGCGCTATCGCCGCGCCAAGACCCAATAATGCTGGAATAACAGGTGTCAATGCCAATCCGGCTACGCCGAGAATAAGAAAGACGCCAGCTAGAGTTGTCAAACCCTTGAGAATCGAGCTCCACGACATTGATGCGAACACCAACAGGATAGGAGCTAGAACTGCTAATGACGCGGACATGACTAGCACGGCTGCGGATCCAGAAACAGTTCCTGTCATCACAACGAGAGCGCCAGCGATCAGAATAAGCGAGCCGGCAAGAACCGCCATCGCCTTTCCAATATCGCCCCATCCCATTTTGCCGAATTTGGCAAGAACGTTAGCAACTTCTGCCAGCGCTAATGCTGTGACCAAAATTCCTGCAGCGCCTAGAGGTGCGGATGGTGGAATAACGAACAACGCGGCCGCGATGATTGTCAAAGCGCCAAGCATTGACGTCAAACCCTTACCGATGGATCCCCAACCGATAGATCCAAATATACTTAGAGCGACAGCAATCTTTCCTAGCGCCAATGAGATTACGAGAATCCCTGCGGCGGCCAAAGGAGCATCTGGTGGAATGATGTGTAGAGCATCGGCAATGATGGCTAGTGCACCGAGCATTGCTGTCAAACTCTTAGCGATTTCACCCCATCCCATTTTGCCAAGATCTTGCATGGCGCTTGCAAGGATCTTAATGCCCGCTGCGAGAAGAACAATTCCAGCACCAGATAGAACGCCAGCGGCATCTGCCTTGGCGAACTTGCTGAAGAGAGCCAGAGATACAAGAATTCCTGCAACTCCCGCTAGTCCCTTGGATAGTTCGCTCCAGGATAGACCACCTAGATTAGTTACCGCCACTACGAGAATATTGATTGCAATCGCGAGAAGGTTGAGTCCAACAGCAGAAGCAACCATGCCTTCTTTACTCGGCATTAGCTTCATCGTTACAATCAGCTCGGTTAGGAGAACACCAAGACTAATCAAACCCTCGCGAAGTTGTTTCAACGGTATCTTACTGATCTTGACAAGCGCGATTGTCAGAACATCGATCGCAACGCCAAGACCTATTAGGGCCGTATTCACGGCATAAAGTTTAAGCAGATTCTTATCGCTCATCGTCTTCTCGAGTGCAAACAAACCCGAGCCGAGTTGAACGAACATGACTGCCATCGCGGCGAGTGCACGCTTGAGACCGTTGGAATCGATCTTGGACAGTGCGACGCAAGCTATAGTCATGATCCCGATAGCTGCAGCAATCTCGAGAAGTGTTGCGGCTCTCAGAGTATTCTGCATTGTTTGGAACGTACTGGTCAGTTCGTCAATCGCTTCTTTGATTCCACTGAAGAGTCCGGACGACGCATCGCCCTTCTTCATCTTGTCAAGGAATCCCTTTAGCAGAACAAGAAGACCAGCGAACAAACCAGTATTGATTGTTCCGAGAATGTCTTGATAATTGATACCGGCGAATGCGCCACCAATTGCAGCAGCGAGACCACCGAAGAACTTTCCGAATTTTGCCGCCAGCGGTTCGAATACAGCCCACACCTTCGCAAGGATCGTGAGGATGTTAGACCAAGTAGCAGCGATGATGGTTGAGAATGCCGTAAACGGTTCAAGTTTCGCAGCGAAGGTAGTAAGACCCTTAGCTGCATTAACAGCATCAAAACCATCAAACAATCCGCCGATGTACCCCCGGAGCAAATTTAGCAATTTGATTAGTGGAGCCAAGTCATTCTCGATGTTGTGGAACACTATCGAGAGACCTTGACCCGACTTGATTGCTTTATCAAGTGCTACGAAGAAATCACCAATGTTCGCAGTGAATTTGAGGATTCCGCCGTGGCCTTTGTCGATCATTCCAAACAGATCGGAGATCACACCACCGATCTTCTTTACAATTTGCCAGCCGATGTCGAATACTGCGAAGACGCCGGCGAATGTGCGTTTGATCTCATCCGCAGTGGTTGCTCCTATTTTGAGCTTCTTAGCGAAGTTCTCGAAGGAGACAGTGAGATCGAAGAGTTGCTTACCTGTTGTCGGTGGGAAGATAGAGCGAAACGCTTCAGTAACAGGTTTGATGACCGCTATGATTGCATGGAAGACGTCTGCGATTCCTTGAAGGAGGGCAGTGCGTCCACCGAGAGCTTTCCAATCACCCAAAACTTTGTTACGAGCATTCGCTGAGGTATTGATGAATCCACTGATGACATTGTTGATGTTTGTGAAGAGATCCTTAGCTTCGTCGATGTTACCGAAGAGAATCTCGAACGTCTTCGCCCACCCAGTTGCGACGGTTTCTTTCAACACGTCCATCAACTGCGGGAATGTCTTGACCTTCGTAGCAGCATCTTGTGCTGTTTGAGCCAAGACGTGCAACTGCTTGATCTGTGCAGCTGTGTACCCTTGAGCTTTGAGCTGTTGGTCGTTGAGATCGCCAGCGAAGTGACTGAGTGTCTCGGCCAGGACTTGGGAGGTTAGCCAACCGTTCTTCAGGGTGTTTCTGAAGCTTCCCTCTTCTTTCACCATCTTGTCGATGGCTACGCCATGAACACGAGCGGTCTCCATCAATGCTTGCTGGAAAACCTTACCACCTAGACCTGCGTTTACGACCGAGTTCCAGTCCTGCAGTTTCACAGTGCCTGACGCCAGGGCTTGTGACAACTGATACATTGCTGTAGATGCTTGATCCGCACTAGAACCCGAGATCGCAGCCAAGTTCGCAATACCCTTGATGGCACTGACCGAAGCATCCAACTTCAAACCAGCCGCAGTGAATGTGCCAATGTTTCTGGCCATCTCACCGAAATTGTAAATCGTTTGGTTGGAATAATCGTTTAGTTGCCCAAGAGCCTTGGTGACATCGTTAAGGTTACTCTCACCTTGGGTATTTGCAAGGATCGTTTGGATCGAATTCAACTTGGTCTCGTAGATGCTCAGACCTTGTAGAACTGGATCCAAAGAAAGGGATTTAACGAGCGAGAGGCCAGCAGAAACTGCTCGTGTAGTTATGTTTGCCAACGCAGAAATGGCAACTACACCCAAGTTCGTAAACTTGGAAGAGATATTCTCCACCCCGCTTGCAATTCCAGCGAGCGAGAATTTCGAAGTCGCAGCAGCTACGTCGTTTAGTCCCTTGGTGGCCCCCTCAAGCTTCAGGCCTTTGTTCAGCTTGTCGAGTGAATCTAGAGTTCCTTGAACGTTCTTCTGGAAGTCTTTGTTATCAAACTTCATCTCGACAACGCGTTCGTCAATACCACTCACGAGGAGGTCACCACCTTCCATACCTTTTCGGCGATCTGATCAAAGACCGGTTGGATTGCTGGATTAATATAGTCACGGCCATGGACATAACCGCCAGTCCCCGTTCCGTAACCGTATTGAAGCATTATGGCCACGGGGAATCCATTCTCCACGTCAGAGTTAAACCATGTTATGGTATAGAGATCACCTTTACGCTTGACCTCGTAATACCAAGATCGTGCGGCTAGGCCGCTTTCTCGTGGAGTAGCTCGTTCAAGGGCGTGCACGCCTTCTGCGCCGTATTCGCTCATCAATGCCAAAGGATCGAGTTTCAACATGGCTTTAAGGAAACGAGTCGAATTGTCGAAGGAGCCCCTGTCAACGATTTCTAACATTAGGCCCCCTCCGGCTAGTTCACCGCGATTGAACCGATAGCAACTTCAGCAGAACCATTCCAGACTTTGTACGTCACTGCCACTTCAGCAGAGCCATTCCAAAGCGTTACGGTTGGGCCTACCGGCGGTGGATTGAACGGATCCCACCAAGTCCCGGTATCTCGCGCACGAACCGTGTCATAATTCCAATCTTTGGTGAGCGCAGTACTCGACTGCGGACCAAGAACCAATCTAGATATGGTCGCCGATGTAAATGTGAAGGTGCCCGACAAATCCGGCGTAGATCCGACAAGCGCCTCAGGGTTATAGAACAGTCGCCAGTTAATCGTCGTTCCGGTAACTTGCCAGTCGAATCGAAATTCAGAATTGTTTGGAATATCGCCAGAAGCACCGGTTCTTACAACCGTGCTAGTTCCAACTCGTATGTTCAATTCTCTAGCGGATCCAGCTCTGAGTGTCGCCATGATATTGTTTGACGAATCCACCCAACTTAAGAAACTACAAAAGTTCCCAGAGCTTGTATGTGGCGTGATGTACTTCAAATATATCGATCCGAAGTGATTACCGCTAACACCAAGGTCCACCCGGAATCGAGAGTCAGCAGTGTTAGTGGAAGTTCCAGCGTGAACTTGAGCCGCACCATGGAATCCAGTCGCAAACTTCGGAAGAAGTGTATCAACAGTGCTTTGAATTCCGTTCGAGCCAGCGGCTATGTTGTTACCCACTGTACCACCGTCGAAGGTGGTGGTTACAGAAGTCATTATGTTGTCCTAACGATAACCGTGCCTGCTGGAGTACCGGTCGGAATCGTGTCAGAAGGGCCGAGGACAAGAACATAGGCCATGTGAATTAATCCTGCAGCGATGACAGTAGTTCCATCTGCAAGAATACCCCACACATTGTTTCGATTGTCCTCGTTGTCCATGATTTGCTGAATCGGAACTGTCGAACTATGCGCAGTATCTCCAGATGCCCTCTTCGTGAAGCCACGAAGTCCGGTAGTATTAGTCTTCGCTGGAATATAACGCGGTTCGAATCGCTCGTTCAGGGAGAAGACGCGAATTGGGTTTCCACCACCGATGGTGTCATCCCAGAAACACGATACACGATCTTCCCAAGTCGTATCAGCATCGACACCGTCGGCAACGACAGTGAATCTTTCAATCCACTTGTCAGAACCACTGGCGTTGATGCTGATGTCCGCTTCTAGATTCGGACGAGCGTCATCAGCTTTAGTTCCTTGAGCCGGAGTTGCGAAAGCACCACGAGAGCCATCAGCCAAAGCGTATTCAGTGTGATCGTCATCGCCAAGACCAACAAGTCCTCCGTGATCGTTGATAACACCGACGTTGATGACACTTCCATCATGAGTAGTGAAGACGAGCTCGCCACTTCCGTTGATGTCGGCGGTCTCAACTGCACCGGCGATAAGAGCGTTAACTGCGTCCTCGCTGAGGACGACGACGGTAGCCATAACAAGCCTCCTCTACTAACTAGTGATGGTCCAACTATCGGAATCGACAGGAGTAACGCCGTCTTGCGTGATTTGCCAAATGCCTGCGCCAACATCAAGCTCAGCAACTTCGAAACTTGACCCTGCGATGGAGAATCGGCCAGAACCTAGATCCGTGACTGTGAATTCAGCTACACCTTCAAATATAGCTGCAACTTCGTCAGGTGTAGGGAGACGAGGGTCCGCAAAATCTGTTCCGTAGAGAATATCTTCGAGTTGAGAGATTGCGAAGTCCGGAGCCGAAGTCGTATCGATTACAAGATGTGCACTTCGCATCGCTCCTGGCATGGACACAGGTTTGACAGCGATAAGCCAACTGAGAAGCGATACGTCAGTGTTCTCTTTTAACGTACCGTGCTTCCTATCAGCTACCGCAGCAAGTGCGTTGTAAACAATGTGAATCTTGTAACCGTGATCTGTCCCGTCGACGTCGTTACCTATTCTGGTTCGGTAACTGAAACCGAATGATTTACGACGTTGTTGTGTTGTATACAGACCGGGGTGAATTTCTTTAATTCCTTCGCACGCATCGAATTCTCGAGGGCTGTAGTACGCACTGATGGTCGCAGAAAACTCTTCGCGAGCGGAATACATCAAGTACATCACACCATCGAGATAGAACGATTTTGGATCGCCGCCCGAAGGAGTTTCATCGACCGAAGCGAGGCCACTCCAAGCAACTCCGGTATCGTCGACATACAGTACGCCTTTTGAAACACCAGCTTCGTAGAAACGAGTCCCAAAACCATCCCATAACAGCTTGGTCATGTTAAACCTCCTTTCAGCCACTCGTTCCCAGTGCGGCACGTCGTTCGGCGTTCAAACGTCGCCTATCTGCCGCTGCTTCTGCTTTCGTCATCTTCTTAGGTGGGGCATTCTTAACGTTGCAGACTTTGATCAATGTGAGCAATCTATTAAGATGCCAATCCTGACATTCGAATGGAATATTCAGAGCAATCATCCAGTAGTAAATCAATTCTGCTGTGATGACTTCTCTATTCACGCTTCGAACTTCTTGATCACTAAACCACGTTGCGGTCATCTTCGCGTTGACATACTCGTCAATCGCTTGAACGTTCGCAACAGAGAGTTTATGGAAAACTTCCGGAGGAACATTCTGGGTCATCGTCATGGCACGGATGTACCAGAGCTTTTCTTCAGAAGTCTTGTCGTCTCCACTCAAGAAAGGTTTCTCAAATTTCGACTCCCATTTTGACAGTGAGACCAGAGAATGCTCTAGCTCCAAGACGTACACCTCTGAGTCGACGAACTCTTCGCGGCTTTCGTCGAATCCTTCGGCTATCGGAACATGTATCGTGAGCATTCTCTGGTCTCCCGTCACTAAAATTACGAGAAGTCGGCGAAGAAATCGTCGACGAAGGGGATGTTGAATGCGTAACCGGTCGCCGGACGCATGTGCACGACAGTGTCCTCGGTGATGACGACGGGTCCAGCAACCTTGTCGACGCCATTGATCGAGTAGATGATTCCCGCGTGCGTCGGGATAGTGATGGTGTGAGTCCCGTTGTCGTACGTCGGCGGGATCACCGTGACCATCGTGATCGTGCCCGCGAACAGAGCCAGAACGTCATCCGGCAACGGAAGTGACGGATCCGAACCGACCGTGCCGTAGAGCGTGTCTAGAAGCGTGGCCAGTGCGTCAGCGTCGACCAGCGTTGAGTCGATCACGAGCTCCGACGTGGGCTTGTAACCCGTCACCGCGATCGGTGTGGTAGAGATCGCCCACGAGAACGCGATGGGTGCCGGAGAGTCGTTGATCGTGCTGTACGCCTTCTCGGAGGGAGCTGCGAGGGCGTTGTAAATCAGGTGAAGCTTGTAGCCCTTCTCCGTCCCTTCGAGATCGTTGCCCTTGCGCGTGCGGAAGCAGAGCCCAAACGGCTTCCTCGGCTGCTGACCGATGGAGACACCAGGTTCCGGCTGAGAAGTTCCGTCGCACTCAGCGAACTGATCCGGGTAGGTGTACGCCTCGACCGTACCGCCGAACTGCTCGATGGAAAGCAGGTTCAGGTACATGATGTTGTCGGCGTACTGCTTGTTCGACTCCGCTCCCGAAGGAGATTCCGTGACGGTGGTCAGACCGTTCCACGCGAAGCCCGAATCGTACTGGCCGGACGTCTGGTTCAGGAGGTACAGAACGCCCTGGTCGACACCGGTTTCGAAGAACCGGTCACCAGATGCATCCCAAATCAGCTTGGTCATCATTTCCTCTCAGTGATAGATGTAGAAGACGTCGTGGTTGAGGTTGTCTGCCACGAAGAACCTTTGATATAGGGTCATGGGCAGAGCTGCGATCGTATCTCGAACCGGATTGTCGGGATTCCGATCGATGAGAGTCACCTGGTAACGCAAGCAGTCGTGATACGGCTTGTTGTTAGCGAAATTTGTATCCGCATTGTTTCTCATGTAGACGATACACGGATACTGCATCACCAGACTGGCCGGCGGCTGGAAATATACATTGTCTGAGCCTAGAGCTTCTTCTAGTATCGTCTGAAGCTCAAGCCGTAGGGCCATTGTATACTCCTCCCAGTCGCAACAGTAGGCGGGGGCGATTTACTTCAACGGTGCTAACCGTCCACTTCGCCCCCGCCCAACTGACGTACCGAATGGCAAAGAAATTCTCGCTAGCATAAGCGTCTGCGACAATGCTGATGGAGTTTTGGACTGTCAGATCGCTGTTAACTTTCTGATCGTCCTGTTCCTGGCGCGTGTTCCGAATAACATCGCCGTAATAATTCTTCTCGGTGATGGTATCTTCCCAAACGCCAGGAGCAGTCTCCGTCGGCACACCGTATCCGATGCTGCCGAAGAATCTCATGCCGATGACTCCCTACTACGCCTCGGTGACGAACGTCCAGTCGACCGGGCCATTCTCGAAGTAGTAGCCGGAGGCCGGAGTTGCCTCGACCGTCCACGGAGTGCCCACCGCAACGGTGTAGGGACTGCCCGCCGCGTTGATCGTGGTGGCGCCGTGCTTGTAGACCACGCCGGTCTGGTTGGTGATCGTCAGAGCACCAGTCACCTCGTCGAAGGCCGGCATCGCCGGAACCACGAGAACGTTCGTACCGGTCGTCTTCTTCACAACCACTGCAGACTTGATCTTCGTCAGACCACCCGAAACTCGGGTCTCGATCAGGTACTTCAGCTGGTTGAAGTCGATGTCGAAGAAGTCAAACATGTTGACTTCGCCACCGCGATCCGCGCCGATGTTGTAGTCGACGAGGTTGACGATGATACCGAGCGTGCCGTCGGTCAGTCGCTCGATCGTTTCGACGGTGACGATCTCCTTCACCATCATCTCGGCAGCCAGTTCCGCCGAGGTGCGCCACATCCGACGACCGAAGCCGTCCTTCGTGAGGAGCATCGCGGTCAGCGTCGGCAGAGTGGTGTAGAAGGTCGGAGTGCCAGTACCCTTGTAGTAGCGCATGGCCCGAACGATTCCGTCGACGACCTCAACATAGCTTGAAGAGGCGTCGTCGATGTTCACATACTCCGTAGTGACGTAGAGTTCATGATCGTTGAGGATCGAACGGATACCCGCGCCATCAGTGGCGCCGGCCGGGTCCTTGATCTTGTCCTCGTCGTCCACGGCACGACCATCACTGATGAGGATCGCGGTTGCCAGCTCCTCCCGAAGCATGACCCGCATCTCTTCCTTCATCCAGCTCACCACGTCGAAGTCCGTGATGTCGATGACGTCGTCCCGGTCGAGCTTCTGCTTCTTGTAGACGGTGGTCGGAGTGGTCGACCGACGAGAAACGCTGAAGAACTCCTCCTTCTTCAGGTTCCCCTTGATGTAGCCCTTCGCACGGGCCTCATCGAGGGTGATGTCGGCCACCAGCGTCTTGACTCGAGAGAACGGAGTCTTGCTGGTTGCGTTGAGGACGCCGTCCACCCACTCCATGCGGCGAGCGAGGAACTGTGGAGTCCCGCCGGTGTTCTTGAGCTCCGGGAACAGGGTCTCGATGCTGTCGATGCCGTGCGCCAGGGCGTAGTCCTGGACAGCGCTCTTCAGCGTGTTGCCCTGCTTCTTGGCTTCGGAGAAGATGGCCTGGATGTCGGCGTGGGAGAGAACAGTCTTCTGGTCGGTCCCGTCGGCGTCGCCAGAGCCATTCTCGAAGACGTTTCGCTTCGTCACTTCGGTAGATCCTTCCTTGTGTTCGAGGTCGCCCTCGGTGGTGGCGTCGTTGGCGTTGCCGTTACCGGCTTCTCCTGACTTCGTGTCGTCCTCCTCGGCGGGCTTCTCGCCATCCGAATGAGTTACGGCGGCAGCCTGGGCTTCGAGAGCCTGGGCAACCATGTAATGGAGGCAGTCCTTCTGCTCCGGATCCATCGAGTCGTAGACGTCCTGGAGCGTGCCGTGCATGTCGTTCCCCTGCGGGCCTGGCATGTTTTCGAGAGGAAGGCCGGTGTGGATGATGGCCTCATCTTCGAGCTGTTCGATTTCTCCGCCGTCATGTTGCACGGCGACGAAGTCGATAAGAGCGCCAGGATTGGCGCCAGCGAGAACCAGACTGACTTCTTTGATCATGCCATGTAGAACCTGCTTGGACTTCTCCAGCAGTTGATTGGCGTAGATCGAAAGCGCAGTCAGATCCTTGTGGGCGACAGCGATCTTCGCATTCTGGCCGGCCTTCGTTTCGTTGAAGTAGCCGTATGCGTAGACGCCGTCGGAGCGAGCTTCGAGAAGTGCGTGGCCCAGCAGGTTTTCTACTGAATTGTGACCGTGCTGCCAGACCAGTGGAACCAATTTGCCGTCCATGTGCTTGAACGCGTCGGGCGTAATGGTCCTACCGTCGGAGCACTTGAGCCCAGCCTTCGTGGCGTATCCGCTGAAATCAGCTTCAGCTCCCATTTTGACTGTTCCCTCCGTTCCCCTTGACTAGTTGTAACTGAGTTGGCCCCGACGGTGCCGGGTTGTCTTGCGGTGGCGGTGGCATGCTTGGATTCTGCAGTTTGTTAGCCACTGGATCTGTAGATGGGATCCAACCGATAGCTGATCGAATGTCGTTCGGGGCAGCGATCTGTCCGCGAATGAAGACATCTGCAACTTTCGCCAGAACCTCCATTGGAACAAGCTTGAACGGATCACGGAAGTAGGAAACGCGTTGTCTCTGAGTTCGAGCGGTCTTGGTTAGGAACGTTCGCGTCATTGCTTCCGTGATAGCTTCAACCAACGGCTCGATAGTACGGTTGAAATAGTTCAACATGGTCTTGTCATCAGCCGTGCCGTTCATGACATCTTCCGTAAGCCCTAGTTGGTTGTAGAGCAAAGATGTCAAATACTGAACTTGAGCTAAGAGGTTGTTCTCAGCCGGTCGATTCAGTTGTGTGATCTTCTCTGTCGCGTCGGTATAGGCAATGCCATACTGACTGTCTTTCAATTGGAATTGAATGTCAGCACGACGTTGTTTGGCTTGATCGCGACGAGCTTCAGACTTGATCACGTATGGTAATTGGATGATTAGATCAAGTTTACCAGAACTGGATTGCTCATCGACAACATCCAGAAGGTTCAACTTCCGAATCAGACGCTGGAGAGTGGTGATTCTCTCGTTCATTACCGCATAGAGAGGATTTTCCACAATCGCAACAAGACTTTTCGGAAGCGTGATGTCTTGACGCATCCCACGAACTTCATTGTACACCCGAACACGTACGTGATATGGGAACCACGCAACAACTTCGCCAACGCGCATCGTTTGGATGTCATATGCGCCAGTCGCTGCTGGATCAGCAGTAGTATCGACTGGAACTATGGCTGCAACGCCTTTGTCCAACATCGTCATTACGATGTCTTGGCGGAAAGCGCGGGCACCTTGATCTATGTTCGCTTCGATAGTAAGACAGTTGTTCAATCCACTATCAATCGTTCCTGTGTACCGACCTTGCTCGTCAACACGAACATGTTTCATGTCTAGACCAGCGCAGTCCATACCCAATCTTGTAAATATCGATGAAATGATCGATTGTTCATTAGAGAAGGTTAGACGGGTTCTGTCAATCCGTCCACCATAACTCACCATGCCGCCAGCGACAGTCGGAGGTTCCTTACTGGATTCCTTATTGGTAAAAGCATTCCACGCATGTGCCAAACGTGAAATGAATGATGCCATGAGTCACCTCCTTCTGGCTACTCAAAGGCTTCTTTGTTGGCCTTGTAAGCAACGAACGCATCCAACAGAGCGGCCACATTGTCGATTTTCTCTTCTTGCCTCTTCTTCAACAGCTTTCGGTTGCCGTTTGTGTCTTCCAAGGTAATCGAGTTACCCATGGCAAATTGCATAAGAAGCTGATCGAAGATGAGTAGACGTTCTTCGCTGAGTTTCTTCAATTCACCAAGTGGAACCGACTCGGTTCGGGCACCTTGAATGACTTTCTCGATTCCGAAAGGTCCGTTCTCAGCTTCCCATCGTGCAACAAACTCCTTGGCGTTGTACGGGTCGAAGCCTAGAGCTCGAACATCGTACTCTTCCGATTGGATGAACGCATCGAGATCATCATACACATCCATCATGTCCAGAATCGTTCCTGGAAGGACGTGAAGACTACCCTCGTTAATAAACTCGTCGTACTTCGATCGCATAGCACCAGGGAGCTTCATCAAAGTTAGTTCAGTGATGTAGCTCCGAGTTTTTATACCGAAGCCGCCACGGGACAATGGGAATAAGAACGTGAATGCACAGAAGTCATCTCCTTGCGAGAGATCGGCGCCCATAGCACAGGGCATCTTCCAGAACTTCCGTGCGCGATGCGGGAGAGTTTCTTCGTATGTGAAGAAATACGTGTAACCCTCCATTGGAATGCCGAAACGCTTGGCAAGAATATCATTTCTTGAAGCTGGAGCTTTCTCTGCTCGCTCGACATCGAGTTGATAGGTTTCATACGTAACCGTTTTGCCCAGATTTGGGTTTGCTTTCAACCACATCGCAGGATCGCCGACTTCTTGTATCTCATCCAGCTTGTAATGCCAGATAGAGACATGGGGCGCATAATACTCGCCTTTGAGAATGTCCGCCAACTCCATTTTGATTGTGTCACCGGAGCCGTTACGTACAGTGCCCTCGGAACTGATAGCGACGATTAGATAATCATCCAACTTCGATGCACCTTGTTCAATTGCGCCGACTACATCTTCTCGAATATCGCCAGAAAGCCACTCATCGACTGTTGATACTTTCGGTCGAAGACCCTGAAGTTTGTTGATCGCCATCGGACGAACCTCAAGAAGAGATCCAGTCAGAAAGTTCTCAACGCCCTTCTTAGTCGAAGCCAACTTCACACGAGTCGCCCTAGAACCAGTCGTGTTTTGTAACGAACCTTCAGTTAAGAATTTGAACAGAGGTCCACGGCTTCGCGTTACGGCAGTTCTGAACGGCGACATAACTTCGTCGGCTTGTTTCATTGTCGGCGCTGTTGTGATCTGGTGAGTCGTTGCCGTGTCGACATTTAGGAAATATGCCTGAATGCATTCCGCGTACATCGACTTAGCAGCACCTCGAGCAACGATCAAATATTGTTTAGTAGTCAACCTTTTCTTGATTACCTTCGTGACGTATCGACCGCCACGATTGTCTTCTCCAGGTTCGTAAACACTTCTTTCAACAAAGTAATACCACCCGAAGATCTGTTCAGCCCACACCTTGAACGACGGAAGCAAATGAAGATCACTACCATCCGTGAGAGTTAATTCGTTCTCGCAATAAAGTATGAAACCTTCAACAGCCTTGTCGTCGTAATAGATGTTTGGGTTGGCGATGAGCGCGTCGACACGATTCATCTCCATGGTGATTTCCCGGTTGACTGGGATTTCGCCACGAAGTACTGCAGCGCGGAACTCGCCGTAATAGATCGGCGTCGCAGTGTTCGACAAACTCATCGCTACCCTCCCGTCGACTTACGCGTAGAACCACTGCCAGGTCGGAGCGACGCTGTAGGTGATGGCGATGGTACTTCCATTGCGAACACGGAACGCACCACTGGTACGAGCACCGACAGTGACGTTGTCGACCTTGACGACGGTCACCGTGCCGGCTGCGATCTCGACGATCATGGTGTGACCGGAGGTGTTCGTGGCCGCCACGGTTGAAGCCGGAACAGCAGGCTTACCAGTCCAGTCACCACGCGGTAGATCACCATCCTGGACATTCTGGAGAGTCTGGAGCTGTGCAACATCCATCTTCGTTTACTACCTTTCTTGTGTTGGTTACGCCACGGCTTCCTTGACTGCCGCCTTGGCGCCTTTCTTGAGTAGTTCTTCGATCTGCTTCGTCGCGAAGTCCGATGCGAACTTGGTTGCTTGTTGCTTGCCGACGTTGACCAAGATCTCCGTGACGAACTTCATCGCTTGCTGCTTCTTCGACGGCGGTTGAAGTCGAGCAAGCTGCTGTTGCAGATTCATTCGCGTCACAAGTTCTTGTAAATCTTTGGTCGACAAAGCATCAGTAGAGCTCTTCTTTGCAGTCTGCTTCGACGTCGCTACTTTGATCGCGTCCGGGTGCGCGGGCGCGTGCGAGCCCCCGGAGGTTTTGACACGTTGGCCAGGAACGTGATGCACCTCAACCGGCTGATGAGCTCCACCGCCGCCTCCGCCTCCAGAGCGATTTCGAATGACGCCCCACTTCATGCCTTTGACTCCGAAGTGAGCCAGAACTTGCTCTAGACTGAGACCGGCGGTGTCCACGAATCACCCTCCCTCACTACGTTTAGACGCCATTCCAATTCTTGGACTTGATTCTTCATTGCTTCGATCGCGTACGATGTTGTTGGGGGGTCGAACAAGAGACGCACTCGAAGGACAACGTATGTCTTCACGCCGTTCATGCGAACGTCGGTCTGGAAGTCATCCCACGTGGGCGTGTCGTCCTCAATCTCGAACCCATCAGTAGGTCCGATCCCCAATTGATTGAGAGTGCCGAAGGCCGTATTGATGTGCATCAGAATATCGGGATCGAAGGCAGTGTAAGATTCGTCAATCCCGAGGAGCTTCTTGACGCTAGTCAAGATACTATCGGCCACGTGGAACACCTCCCTCTAGTGGCTAATACTTGTAGCCCTGCTTCTTCAGTTCTGTGTGCGTGTTCGGACCGACGATGCCATCCTCCGTGAGATCCGTACGCTTCTGGAACTCCTTGACCCAGGCCTCGGTCTGATCGCCGAAGTTGCCATCGACGCCGATGAGAACACCAGGCTTGATAGTAACGGAATCCTTGTACGCCGGGAAGACGTCGTGAAGGAACTGCTGAAGATGCGTGACATCTTCGCCGTCGTCGCCCTTCTTGATGGTGTGGAAAGTCGGCTTCGGCGGAACTGGCGCCGGTGTTGGAGTGGCTGCGTGGATCTTGGCGGCAAGACGAGCAACCGCAGCCGCTCCGGCATTGATCTCGAAGTGCATCTCGTCGACACGACCCGAATAGTCGCCACCCCAGCGAACTACACCGCCACAGAACTGGAGAATCTTTCGGATTGCCAGAACCTTCGCCGGAGAGAAGGTGCCGCCGCGGCCCATCGGGTGATGATCGGCGTTCAGATCGATCGCCGTCCCCGAGGCATGGTTGCTGACTGTGGCGCTGCCTTCGATCTCCTTGTAGTCGTAACCCCAGCAGGTTCCATCGACGAGCGGTTCGACTGTCTCGTCGAACTTCTGCGCGACATACAGAAGAACTGTCGCCACGTCACCACTCTTGACACCTTGGGGCAGATCGACCTTCGTGCCGGGAACCGTAGGATTCGTGACACCGATTGCTGTCTTGTCTCGATTGGCTGGCCAACCGTTCTGGCTGACAGTCATGTGTATTCTCCTTTCATTACCACATCTTTGTGTCGCCGGCTCTACGAGCGATAAGAGGTCGTACTAACAATCTCTCGTCACCGTAATGAATGGCGTTGTGTGTTCGATGTGTTGTTGTGATGAGATAGTTGGGGTCGAGTATCGCTTCGTCCGAATCACGAATGTTAATCGCAACGATTGGGTTCATATGATGAATATAGAGATGAGTATGAATCTCGTATCCCTCAATTCCCAAATCGCATCCGTTATCACGAACGATTACGTGGTCTCGAACCTGTTTCCATTCGCGTGAGTGATAGAACGCTTGATTCATCCATCGATCGAAGCCGAAGGTTGATTCTCCAACGACTCCTTTCAATTCCAAGTATCGATAACGCTCAGAAAACGTTCTCAAGCTTCGAAGTTCCGAATAAGATCTATTCATCGTAGTCTTCTTCACGATGTTCAGGTTCTCTTCCGGAATAACGGCCCATTGCACGAATGGCTTCTGCGTAAAGCTCTTCCATCCGGCCTTGAGCCGCCATCGCTTCGACTTTGGCTTCGAGAAGTTTGTTCTCAGCTTTGTACTTCTCTTGTTCGAGCTTTTCTCGTGATGAACCGAGCTTCAAAAAATGACTGATGACTTGTGCTGATGCAGTTCCTGCTCGAATCTGCTTCTCGGCGAGATCAAAAGCCGCAGCGACCAGCTGGTTTTCTCTTCCCTCAGGAGTTGTTGCCGGCCGATGGGGTGTTTGGCTCTCATCCCTATGACTTGCACGACGAGGCGGCACGGTTTCAACTCCTTTCTAGAATAGATTCCCCGTGCTTTACTGGGAGACTTCCTGCCAAATATCCCCCCGGAGCTTTTTTTAGG